CTATCATCTCTACCATTCTAGTGATCCAGATTCTCGTCCTGTAAAGAAGAGGGTTTACGAACATAAGAAGAGCCAATGGGATCTTCTCCTTCCTCACTACTTGAACCCTGAGGTCCTTCCTGCCTATCAGAAGGATGCCTCCGCTGAGTCGATAACTGCAGCTGTTTCCTATTTTGAGGGATGCTCTGACTCCGGTAAATTAGCAGTCCGTAATGCTATTTCCCACCTGCATGCGAGACTTTGTGTTCTTATAGAGGAAGCCCGTAAGAAGAATTCCCCTCCTCCTGAAATTCCTCGTCCACCCCCCCCCACACGCTTTGCGAAGTTCCGCAATTACCTACGGTACAAAGTTTCGCAAGTCTGGCATATTTTTGCCATGATGTTTGCCTACATCAATCACTTCCATACCCTTTACAAGTGGAAGGGAGTTGCGAAGGCTGCAGTGGCTACTATGGCTTCTATTACTGCAGCTTTTGCTGTCTTCTGGTGCGCAAAATCCTTATCCCGATATGTCAGGTCTAGATTCAAATCTGACTCTGACTCGGCTGAGGGAGAAGGTAAGTACCAGAAGGATGAACCATCTACAGCAAAACGACTCACTGCTCTCAAGCCTAAGATAATTAGGGGGGAGCGTGAAGCAAAGGCTGAAGCTGATAATAGTACGAGCGAGACGCTCGAAGCTATTAAGCGCAACCAATTTGTTGTTTATGGTGAACAGAACCCTTCAATCAAAACACGATTGCTAGGAGTAGGCTCACACTACTTCCTTACTTCGAATCATGAATGGGCTCGCATCAAGCTAAACACTTCAGTGAAGATTCTTGGTACTACAACTGTTACTCACGTCCTAGTTAGTACTATTCAACCGTGCTATTTTCACATTGGTGACGGTCTTCTGGCCAATGAGGTTTTAGCTTTGTACATTCCGAAGTTATCGTGTAGGAATATTGTTAAGAAGTTTCGCACAGCCTTGGATTGGAATGCAGATGGGACTTACCCTGCATACATTCAGGTATACTCCCCCATTATCAAGGGGCACGAAGCTACTCACAATTTTTCCATTATTCCTGTCAAACGAGCTGTTGTGAGTATGAATCGAGTTCGGGTTCGTAGTGCAGCTGTTCCCCAGGAAGGTATCGAAGAAAGCGAGGGTATTGCTCACGCTACCCTCACAGGACGTGGTGACACGTTCTCAGGTTGTTGTTCCTCACCTTGGGTCGTCGTTGACTCTTCTTCAGATCGTAAGATTGCCGGTATTCATATCGCAAAGAACGATCGCAATGGTGCTATTTGCGGCGTTGTTTTGAAGGACTGGTTAGACGAACTAGTAGAGGATAAGAACGTCCCACCAGCAGGTATGGTTGATGCCAGTGGTGAGGGATGTAGTTTCCCAAATACCGATCTCGTCGGGAAATTGACTACATCTTTCCAACTTAAGGCTCAGCCTCCCCACACGCGATTCCAGCGCAGCGGGGTTCCATTTCCAAAGGAATATGATGTTCTGTCTCCTTCTCTTGATACATTTTGGGAACTTGATTCAGACAATCGTTACTCCTTCCGGAGAGAAAATTACAAGATAGCTCTTGGTAAGCATTTTGTAAAAATGGGCTGCATGAGTAAATGTCCTTGGCATTTTTCTCATTTCATCCCTACGTTTTATGGTGAGGAATTTCTTACTATAGTTCTTAGGGACATGCCCTCAGCCATCTCCTCTCTTGAAGAGGCACTAAATGGATCTAAAGACTTTGGCACTTCTTCCGTCAATCTTAAGGCCAACAAGGGCTTTCCTGCGTGTCGCGAGTTTCCTCGTGGCCATGGCAAGTTTCCGTGCATGCAGAGAGGTACTGATGGCTCTATAGTCGTTGGGAAAGAGTACGAAGCTACACTCACGCGAAGGACAATGGGAGTCCTACGTGGTGCTTATCCTAACTACTCTATTCTCAGTTGGAAAGATGAGCTGTTGGAGAACTCAGTTGTGAGTACCAACAAAGTTCGTCTCTACATGGCCGGCAACATTCCTCATTATATAGTGGGGGATCGTCTGCTCGGCAAATTCTTTTCCCGCCTCTCTCTTCACTGTAAGTGGTTCGGACCTGGTCTGAATATGCTTGGCAGTGATGCTCACTTCGCCTATCGTTACATTACCAGTAATTCCCCTGATACCAATCGTGTTATAATGCTCGATATCAGTGGTATGGATGTTTCTGAAGATCATGAGCTCCTTCGTAGTGTTTACGAAGGCATTGGCTCTGTCATTTTCCAACACCCTGACTTCACTGATTTGTGGCAGGAGGGTTACCGTAACTGGAGCTCCCTAGCCATTGATCAGTACTGGATTTTTCGTAATATGATTATGAGAGTTTCCGGTAAGATGGGCAGTGGAATGCGTTTCACTGCTGAAGTGAATACTCTAGTTCTTTACTCAATCCATGCTTTCATCTTTTGTAACCATCTGGTCACAGAGGAAGGATTCTCTTGGAAAGATGCTAGAGTCGCCTTCAGGGAAGATATCCGTGGATTATTCTACGGAGATGACTCCCTGATTACAATAAGAGAAGGAAAATACCTTTGGTATACCC